TTGGATTGCTTACAAAAACACGGTGCTTTGGGCAAAGACGGGATTTCAGCCCGTACAAACTTAGATGGTAATCAGGTAGCCAGGCGCTTAAACGAAATGAAAGTCATTGGGCTTATCCAATTGACAGGCAACACGGTTAAATCCAATTCAGGCAGAAATGAAAGAGAATGGCAATGTATCCACTCGGATTAAATGGTAATCAGCCTGTTCACAAATTAAAAACTTGTAATAAATGCGATGAAATTAAACCACCTGAAGGCGGCATTGACATGGGCCACAAATGGATTTGCCAAACTTGTTGGATTCTTAGAACCACAGGGCGGCATCAAAGGGACAAGCAAACCCTGCCCACCTTGTAATGGTAACTGTAACCAAGGAAGGAACTGCCCAAATGACCAAAGACGATCTAATTAGTTTGCTACGCATGACAGGCGCTCAAGAGAACTCTATAGAGGCCGTATGCGCTGCTTACGATGCGGGTTGGAACGATGCCCTTGACGATTACGCAAAACGCATAGAGCCGCTGCCTTTTGGCAAAGTCACAATTGACAGCTTTAGTATTTTTATCAAAGACGCTAAGAAATAAGGGCGCACTCGGCTTTTCTGCGTTTCAGTAAGCCTGGCAACACTTTGCCGCCCCCTTTTGTCCACAGCATCAATTGCTCTTTAGCGCCCTCCCAATCCCCTGCGTTTATCTTACGCTTGAGGGTTGAAGTTTGGAGTCGCCCATTTCCAAGGTTATAAACAAAGTCCACAATGGCGTTACATTTGCGTTCATCAGTTGCAAGGATGGGGCATTGCCGCAACACGCCTGGCAAGTAAGTATGTTCCAGTTCTATCATCAACAGCGCCCTTGCGGTAGGCTCATCCATAGGCGCATCTTCCAAGGTCACTTTGCGCCCGTCAGAATAGTAAGTTGACCCGTAGCCAATCGTTGCAATCCCCGCAGGGCATAGGTAGGGCTTAGACCTAAACCCCTCAAACTGGCGACACAGAGCAGCAGCCAGTTCTAAGTTCATATACCCCTCTTAGACAATGTACGGTCAAGAAACCAATAATTAATTGTTCCTGAAAGCAAAGCAGAAAAGTCAGGGGTCATCATGGTTTTAAACACTTCCACAGCTGGCGCACCATTTAACCAGGCGTTGTAGGCAAACCAAACATGGATAAATGACCACACAAACAAAACCCAATAAGTCACCATAGGGCGCACAGAGGCCGACAGGGAGGCAACCCATCCACCCGCTGCTTTAACCATTTCGGCCTGTTGAACAATGGCGTTGTTAAAGGCATCCATCACGCCCACATCAATGGCGGCTTCCCGTTGTGCGCCAATTTCAGCTAATTTCTGCTGACCACGCTGGGCTTCCAAGTCGCATTGGAACTTAAACATATTAAGTTCGTGCTGACGCTCATTCTTTTTATCAAGCCACTTTAAGACTTCGGGGGCCATCCTAAAAATGCCGCCAAAAATAGAACCCAACAAACCACCGCTTAAAACTTCAAACATGATCAATCCTCCGACATATCAGTTGCAGCCAGGTTAATGCGGGTCTTTAATGCCGCAATATCTTCAGGCTTATCTTTAAATCCAATGGCTACATATCCCGCAAACTTACCCATATCGGGAGGGATAGAGCCTCTACACATAAACTTAACACCTTGCTTAACACCCCACTCACCCACTTTAGATGACGGTTTAAATTCCTCACAAAGAATCTCACCATTAAGCATGGCAACCATTGCACCATTGCGGTCTGATGACGCATTAAACAATGAAGTAATAGAACCTTCAATAGATTTTTCCCGTGAGCCATCAGCATTTAAGGCCAAAACCGTTGTGCGGCTATTGGTTGATAAATTGGCTTTGTGAACCAAAAGAACAATTCCATCCACATCTTTAAGCAAACTACGGGCAGGGGCAAGCAAGTTTTCCTGTTTAGCCAACTGAGGCATTTTGTCCTGAGTAGTAATTGCGTGAAGAATGACCTGGCGGGAATCCCAAGCAAAGTACCCAGCAAAGAATAAGAACGACAACAGAATGACCGTAAATAGCTTAAAAGGGTTATCTACCCACTCAATCAGGCCAATGACTTTACCAAGGGCGCTGTCGTCTTTCTTGGCCTCTGGCTTGGCAGCAGCTGGCGCAGCCAAAGACACATTGATTGTTTGTTCTGCTTTGGGTCTAGGTGTACGCCTTTTAACGGGCGCTACTTTGGCAGGGGCTTTTTTTGTAACCATGTTTAAACCAATATGTCTATTTTGCGGTTTGTAAAAATTTCTAAATTAAGTTGATTTCGTTCTGCTTTTTTAACATACAACTCAAACTCAAGATTATCAATTTTGTCCTTGACTTTTTTCATTTTTAAGGCTTGTTTGTATTCTTCTTCAAGTCGTTCAGCCCTGCGTTCTAGCGCATCAGTTTTGTTTGGGTAGCCCTCTGGCTGCACCATTGGATACCACTTGTGTATTGGAGGAATCATTTTTCACGCTCTTGTGCCTCTTTGTACCCGTGAATAACTGCTGCTCTTAACCAGGTGCTATCCGCTGACCCAGCCCATTCTGATAAATTGTTCCACATAACAATATAGTCTGAAGCCTTGCAATGTTTGGCATTGTTCTCAAGCCAAGCCAACATCTTAAAATGGCGCTCTGTAGGGTCATGGACGGTGTAACCAATTCCATAGAATTCCCTAACGTGACAGCCATTCTTGGCTACCGCACCTACTAGCCCAAAAAGTAATAACAGAATGAGCCAACGCATTCATTTACTTTGACCAATAGTGTGAAATGTAACCAAAGATTGAGGAAACGCCTGACACTAAAGCCATGCCCATCCAAAAGCCGCCACGCCCTTTGTTGGCTAATTCAATCAACGTATCTAGTTGGGCTTCCATTTTGTCAATTTTGGCTTCCATAGATTCAACTTTTTGCCAAAGAACCCCGTATTTGACCAAATCAATTTCAGCCATATCAACTCTTTTGGATAAACGCAAGCGCATAGTAAAGCGGCAAGTTTGTGCCGCCTGAACCCGTTACGGCTGACGTAAAGCCGCCTGTATTGCCCACAGCGTAAGTATTACCCGCACCCACCACAAACCGATCACGCAAGTCTGGTGTGCCGTTTTGACCATCGCAAAGATAGTAGCCCGCAGGGATTGAACCAATAGAGCCTGACCACATCACAATCGCACCTGATGGAATTGGGGTGACAGCTGCGCTAGTTCCCAAGATGCCATAAAGGTTGTCGTAAGTGGCAATCTGCACATTTCCTGAGTCTGTCAAAACAAACTTGTAAGAAAAGCCTTCAGTTAGCCAAATTTCTTGTGGAGGCCGACCGCTTGTCCCCAACTGGATAGGATTGGTGTTGGCAATCGTTCCCGCTGAAGTAGTGTAAGTGGTTAGCGGAGTGCTTGAACCCGCTTGGTAGGTATAGATATACCCACCGTTTAAGGGAATGCCTGTGTTGGTAAAGAATTGAAAACCGTTACCAATGGGTGCAAGATTGACTGCCATGTTTATTTTCCTAAGTCTGAAAGTTTAGTGCCAGCGCCAGGCTTTAAAGATTCTTTTGTTTGCTTTATTGCGGCTCTGTTTGCCAAGGCTTCACGGGTCATTGTGCCAATAGGAACAACGCCAAATCCTGCCACATTAGCGGCTTTTTCTAAACCGCCTTTAGCCATCTCTTTAGCACCCGCCACAAATGTGTTGGATTGGTTTACATAACTTCCACGGGGTTGTGCTTGGGTATATCTAGCCACATTACCCAAAGCCCGTAATTGTTGGGCAGTCTCACCGTCAACTAATTCTAGCAATCTAGGATCAAGTTGTTTAAGCGCTTTGTTATATCCCGCTTGGCTGAAGTTACCGTTATCATTTATGACACCAGCTTTATCTTTAAGATAATTAACAACAGCCGCAGACACGGCTTGATGGCCTTCTGAACCTTTGCCTAGTTGTGCCGTCAGCGCTTCTAAATCACGCTTGTTGCCACCAATAATGTATTTGGCAATAAACTTATCGGGTACTGCATCATTGACCGCAGCATCATAAGCGGGGTCTTTTTTCAGCATATCAAACCTAGCTTTAGCCGCACTTCTAGCTTCGTTTGCCAAGGGCTTGAGGGCTTCAGCTTCACCAGACAAAGGTAGTTCTTCCAAAGCCGTGCGAACAATACTAGAGGCGGTTTTAGCGTTGCCATCACCTGAACGCTCTGCTTTACGCATCTCTGCTGCCAAGTTAGTCCTCATGGCCTCAAAGTTTTCAAACGTCATTGTCTCGCCATTTTTGTAGCGTTCTAATTGTTTGGCAATAGCGGGGGGCAAGAAATCTGTTTTAAGGTCTTTGCCCAACATTTTTTCAGCATTGACGGCAAATTGTTTTCCATCAATAGGAAAGTCACCGCCAGCGGCATCTTTGAGCGCTTTGTATTTGGCAGAAATGTCAGCAGTTCTTGTGTCGTCAAGTGCTTTGTAAGCATTGATTACAGTTTCAGCATTTTCAATGTAGTTTGTGCCATATACATCAGGGGCGGCTTTGTCCCTAATAGCGTTCATGTTCTCAATCAATTTACCATTTTGCTCATTAAAACGATTAGCCAAATCAGGGTTTTTTCCCCTCATGTTCATTTCGTCAGATAGCAAATTTATATCTTGTGTAGCTTGACCACGGGTCAAACGCACAGGCACAGGCAATGTATCAGCCTCAACATGGCGCTCAAGGGCGGGCATATTAAGCTGATTGATTGGTGTAGATCGTATTTCGTTTTGCAGTTCAGGGCTTACTTTGGAAAGCATAGCGTTGACTGTAGCTTGATCAGTTGTAGCCGCAGCGCCCGCACTTTGCAAACCACCTTTGGCTTGAAACTGTTGTTGCATTTGCGCTTCTGCGGGAGTGCGAATTTCACGCCCCCATTGGCTTAAAGTTTCAGCACCTTTAACAAACGGTTTAGCAGCAATAGCTAAAGGTTTGGCGGCTAAAGCTGGTGCGGCTAATGTTGCCGTTCCCATCATGTTTTGCACATCAGGAAGTGGCAAGCCTGTTTTTTGGGCAATCCACTCAGCGCCTTTATTGATGTTCTCACCAATGAAGTCCATGATTTGTCGTGATGCTTCAGCTTTGTAAGCGGGGGATTCAGTCACACCAAAAGTTTTACCAAATGGTTTTTCTAATGCACTTGTGACAGCTTGACCATATTCTTGCGCTTTTTCAGGCGTTGTAAATGGACGGGATGCCGCTTGAACAACTTGGCCAGTCATAGGCAAAACACCGCCAACGGTAGTGTCAGCCAATGACGCAAGACTAGCGCCAAAATCTTTTTTGCCTTCTAGCAATTTGTTGTAGAACTGAGCCGCTAAAGGAAGTTCTGCTTTCTTTTCAGCTTTCTTTTCCTCTTGCGTTTTTCCTGTGGGCGTTGTTTCCCACAGATCAGCTAAGGTTTGACCAGATGCTTGTTGAGTTTGTTGAGTTTGCTGAACAGGCTGAACCTTGCCGCCCATTTCACGGGTTAAAGAATCAATGTCTCTTTGCGCTCTAGGATCGCCTGATTGCAAACGTTGCTGTGCTTTGGTCATCTCGTCTTGCAAGATAGCCATGCGGTCAACCTGACGGTTTTGTGCCGTTGCGGGGGCGGCATCCCAAAGTTCAGCAAGACTAGCCATTATTTAATAATCCCCAACATTTTTGCTTGCTGAATTTTTCTACTCATGTCGGCAATATCTTGTTTAGACATTGATGCTTTGAGTTTTGCCACCTGTTCAGGGGTCATTTCTTGGAAAATTCTAGGGTCAGCAAATTGATTAAACAATTGTGATTTCTCTTGATACTTTACAGGATCATTGCGGAATTGTCCTAAATACTCTGCACGTTTTTCTTTTAATCTTTCCACACCAATCATTTGGTCTGAAACTTCTTTAATAGCCTGTAAAGTCATTTTGCCGCTTGGGTTGGCAATTTCAGCCATAGCCCTAGCCGCATCAGTATTACCGCCCGCCAATGCCAACAATCGAGTGTTCTTAGCCAACTCGTCTGTGGCGGTATTTTCAGCCGTGTAAGCGTCAATACCCGCTGCGTTCAGAATACCCGCTGCCAACTTCTTACGCTCTGCACCAACGCCCGTAAAGCCTTCTGGTGCAATCTTTTTAATGTTTTGAAAGATGGCAATTCTAGGTTGTGCTTCTTTAGAGGCGTTATAAGTATCTTCCCAATCTTTATTGGCAATTCCTGTATTAGCACCAATTGTGCTTGCTATTTGTGGTGCAAGACCAGTAACCATTGGTGATTGTTGTTTAGTAGCCGCAGATGGGGGAATGTAAGTTGTTCCAACAGGCAAACCGTAAGGATTTCCTTCTACGGCTACTTGCGGTTGGCCTGGCCCAATTGTCAAAGGCTCTGACCGACCCGTCATGCTTATGCTTGGGGGCTGTCCTGTTGGACTCATTGGTGTGGTAAGAGTTTCTTTTAACTCGCTACCCGTATTGGTCAAACCAACTTTAGGCGCAAATTCTTGACGTTGTTGTGGGATAGACAACAAAGATGCAGACTCAGCCATTAAATCTTTTGTAATGTTTGGGCCAGCTTGGGCTTTCTTTAGCAAATCAATTCGTGCATTGATCATGCGTTCTAATGACGGGTTGTCAGGATTGTTTTTAATCAATCCTTCATACACTTTAATTATTTGTTTTGGATCGTTAACGCCCATCAATCCTAGTGAATGATCTGTGTTACCAATAATAGTTCGTTCAGTTTGCGTCAATGCTTGCTTGGCACTAGCCGCTTCTGTTTGGCTTTTGTGCAATCCACTCAATGAACTAATAACGTCAGCGCCTGTCAACGGGGCAATCTTTGGAATGACCGAATTGATCTTGTCCATGTCAATGCGACCATTTGTCTGCCAATTAGATGGGTTGCTTGTGAACTCTTGAAGTCTTAAACGCTCATTGTTTTTTTGGTTTAAAACTTGATTTTCAATTTGAGCCTTTTCTAAGGTCAAAGGATTCATTTGTCTTGCTTGCTCAACTTCTTGTTGTGCTTTTTGCAAAGCCAAAGGATTTAACTGCTGCGCTTGTTGGAAGTTTTGAATTCCACCCGCCAGGTTGACCATTTCCCCAAGACTTGTGGTCTGGGGTTTGGCGTAATTTACGTTCATTGAAAAGTCAGCCATGATTTGTCCTTATGTCGCTTTAAGCATAGAGCCAAGTAATGCAGTATTGCCAAGGTTGCTCAAAAGGGCTGCATTGTTTGCGCCTGTTTGTGTGGCGTTGCTTGCCAAAGCGCCACCGATACCAGTTGCAAGATTGGCTGTGTTCAAACCGTAAGCATTTGCTGCGCCAATACCTTGACCGTAACCTTGAGTCAAATTGCCACCGTAGTTGGATGCCAATGAACCAAGGTTAGAACCGTAGTTTGCACCCAGGTTAGCCAATTGACCAGCTGAAGTGCTGCCAATTTTAGCCATGTCTGACAAATTGCTATAAATGTTTTGGCGCTGCGTATTGAAGTTGTTAAACGCATTTTGATATGCGTTGCCAGCATAGTCTTGGGTGTAACGTTGCAGACCTTGCAGCGCATTACCGCCCAAAGCACCACCACTCATGTTGCCAGCACGCTGGTTAGCCATCTGGCCTTGAGCCAATTGGAATGCGTAATTAGGCGCTAAGTTAGCGTTAAGGTCAGCATTCGTAAATTGACGATTGAAATAATCTGCATTTGCGCCCAAACCTGAAGCGCCCTGGCTTCCAATGCTTTGATAAGGTTGCTGATAGCCAACTTGTTGAGCATATAAATCATACAAATTGCCAGATGTGTTTTTGTAGATATTGGCTAAATCTGTGCGGTTAGCAGTACCTAGATTTTGAGCATTCAAATAAGCATTTGCCAGGTTAGAGCCAGCTTGTGTGCCGTATTGGTTAATCAGGTTTCTAGCATCAGTAATTCCAGCCTGGTTAGCCGCAGCGCCCAAACCGCTACCAAGCGCAGACAAACCCAAGCCTGTTGCAAGGCTAGTGCCTAAAGCAGAACCCACGCCAGTTCCCAAGCCTGTGCCGACACCAGTTGCCAACCCCGTACCTACGCCAGTTGCTAACCCGCCAAGTCCAGTACCAAGTCCCGCACCAACCCCTGTTCCAAGGCCAGTACCAACTCCTGCGCCAAGACCCGCACCCGTTCCCGCACCTATCCCTTTGCCTAATGCAGCTTGACCGCCTAAACCCGCCATTGCACCCGTACCACCCAATGCACCTAAAGTGCCAAGGTTTGTGCCACCAACGGTTGAACCTAATGCAGCGTCAGCGCCAAAAGCGCCCGCACCCGCATTTGCCAATTCAAAAGCGCCTAAGTCACCCATTGCAGAAGCACCTGCATTAGCCGCTTCAAAAGCAGACCCTGCGCCTGTGCCACCACCAAACAGACTATCAAAACCACCGCCAAGACCGCCAAACAATAAAGCAGAGCCAAGTGCAAATTCTTTTAGACCACTATCAACTTTTTGTTGTGTGCCTTGACGTTGTAAAGTGCCATCAGGGTTGTATTGGTTATAACTACCGCCTGTTTTGTTTTCGCCAACTTTATAGGTGTAAACATTTTCAAGACCGCCAATTTGTTGGTTTTCACCGTCACCAATTGTTTGATATTGAGGCTGAACAATTGTGTCGCCAAGAGTTACTGATTGACCAGGCGGGATGGTAGCCGCAACTCTGGCTGCAACTTCACCAACAGGCACACCGACAACCCTAGCCATTTGATCAGGGGAAACACCGTATGTTTCCATTGCCTTGGCAATTTGAGCATCACTCATGCCTGGGCTTGCCGCCAACGCATCTTTGACTTGTTGATCTGTATAACCAACAGTTTTAGAAACTAATGAATTTATTGTGTTGTCCATGACTTAGGCTTTCTCAAACATTGTAGTAAGGCACTTTATAAGCCTGACCATTTACGGTGACATTTATAAACCCAACAGGATTAGCGGGAAGCGTTGCAGACCCAGCTGTTGCAGTCGATGCAGAACTGAAATTCAACAAGTTAATAAAAAACTGCTGCCACGCCCGTGATGGACGATTAGTCTGCCCATCCAAAAATTGCGTTTGTGGATAAGGGTTAACTTGTTGTGTGCTTGAAAGTCCCGAAGTAGCCATTAGTTGTCCGCCCCTTGTACTTTAAGATTTGCTGAAATGATGACAAAGTTAACAGGATCAGTCACCACCACTTCAAAGATTCTGTCTCGGGCTGTTCCCAATCTGCGCCAAATAGCACGATTTCTGTATTTACCCGTTTGACCAACGCCTGTCCAATGCTCATTTGACCAAGTAGAACCACCGTCATTTGACCACCGCAACATTGCTTGTGGATTGGTTGTGGGGGTTAAAAAATTGATGGTATTGAACTCACCCAAGTTAACAATTTCCAATGGGCCTATTGTAAGAGTACCCGTGTCGGTAATGATGTAAGGGCTTTGTAAATTGACCGCTTGCAAGACAGAGGAAAGACCCGTTGTCCCCACGCCTGGCTGAAACTGAATCTGCAATTCATCAAAGTATTGCCTTTGAAACTCAGTCACCAAGTGAGGCGCTCTCCGCAATCTGCGGACATTCTGACCATCGTCTGTGTAATTGGTCTTATCTAATTGGTAAAGTTTGCCGTTTTCATAGTCACCAATGATGACCAAACCTTGAAAAGTAGCGCAGCAATTACCACGGTGACGTTGATATTCGTTGTCATTATTCGTGTAAAGCCATTTGTGCCACAGCTGAGTGGTTGCGTCATAAGCCCATGTCAGGTTTAAAGTGGGAAATGTCACCACATAAACTTCATGGCCTTCAAGCTGATAAGTCCACGCAATCGCATCTTCAACGTATTGATTAGCTAATGTGTTCTCAACCGCATGGGTAGAAATTCTTTGGGGGACGTACCCTTGCATTTGCATGATTTGCGCTTGTCCACGGTTATTGCGTGAAACGTAAGCAAATGAGTTTCCAAGTCGATACAGGGAAAAAGGCGCTGCAATACCGTGTTGGGTAGATGTGCCAGGGATTCTCTGAAAGGGAAACGGCACAGTTCCCACATCAGTCCAAACCTCTGAGGAAATCTCACCCATCAAATAAACTTCACGGTGATCAACGATCAAAGCCACCAAATCATCAGGCGCACCGTCTTTTAAAGAATAGCTAGTGTTGGGAGAAATGGGCGACAAAAGGTCAGTCGATCCCCATTCTTGAGTCGTTGGGTTGTTATAGACAATGTAGTTGTCAATCACATCCACCGTGTTTGCACCGCTAAAAGCACCGTCACTAGAGGGCAAAACAGAAAAGTTAATGCCAAACATGGTCACGCCAACCGCTACCGTACTTGCCACGCTCAAAGTGTAAGTTCCAATCCCGCCCGTTCCCGTACCCAAAGCGGTAATGATTGTGTCAATGGTCACGCCAACGCCTTGGACGGTTTGTCCAACATGAAGAACCCCTGATGCAACCGCAGAAACGGTCATTGTTGTCCCCGCAATTGTTGCAGTCACCACAGCGCCTACGGTTGCCGAATTTAAAGTTCCTGAAGCCACGGTTTGGCTTCTGTTGATCGTGTAAGTTCCCGTCCCGCCCGTTCCCGTGCCAAGCGCAGTAATCACGGTTTCAGGCAATACCCCAATTCCATACAAAGACTGATTGATGGCAATTGTTCCGCTAGAAACGGTTGTCACGGTCAATGTTGTGCCGCTTGTTGAGCCTGTAAATATAGCTGCTGCGGGGCTTGATATGTACCATGTGTAACGATAAGCACCGTCCACAATGTAAACATTAACCCCGTTGTCGGTAATCTTGACTATTCCAGAACTGGAATTAAGCTGCCCAATCACAGAGGGTACAAGGTTAGCTGTCAGCGCATAGACGTAAGGCCCACAGACCGCAATCAGCTGCTCACCGCCTGAGACAGCATGAAGCCCACGAACTTCTTGTTGGTTAGGGAAAACAGCTTTGACGGTTAAGCCTGGCGTTGGATAAAGCGCAATCACCCCACGCTCACCTTGTTGTTTAACAGGGTCAACTTCAGGAAAGAAATTGATGCACTCTTGGGCATCTTGGTAGATGCTTGGTGCTTCGTATGATGCGCCTACAAAACCGAAATCTGGCATTATGTTATTTCTCCATATCTTTCACCATCCCGAATTCTGCGGATAGTGGATTCGCCAACGCTGTAGCGCCTGGCTATCTCGGCAATATAGTGATGTGGCAATAATGCTCGTATTTCTCTGACTTGATCTTCAGATAAAACACGCCTTTTTAAATTAGCCAAACCCGTTTTAGACTGGCTCATTTTACGCTTTGTTTCATCAGAAAGCACTACACCTTTACGGGGTGACGTAACGCCTTTGCGGGTAATTGCCCACTTAGCTTTTTGCTCATCTGAATGGGTTTGGCCTTTAAAGTTAACGCCCCATGTTGAAGCGCCAAACTTATTGCCCTTCATTTTTTCTCTGTGGGTTTCTGTATGCTTGTAACCTGATGCACCTTCACCGCCATCAGTCATGTTGATCAACTTAATTCCAAGTTTTTTGTTTTGATCAATACATTCAGATTCAACCAAAAATGCCAATTCTTCATCAACATCTTTAACAACAAAATCAATTTGCAAACCATGCTTGGCAACAACATTTTTCCAATATTGACTGCGGTTGCATTTTGTAAAGGCACGCTTACCTTTACCCTTCCCAATGTAAAAAATTGAGTTAGTGTCTGCTGTTTTATGTTGATAAACGTAATACATAGTTCTAATGTTATTTAGAAATGTACTAAATAAAGCCTCCGGTGAGGATCCAGCCTGCGTCCTTTGACTTGTTAACCAACAAGGCATCAGGATAACGTGCCACTTGCAATGGCGACATATTGGTGCGTTTCAGGGTAGCTTTGGCTTGCCCTGCAAACGTCTGAATCATCGCAATTTGCGTTGCAGAGGCTTTGCCATACATGGGCATTAAACGCTCTGCCAAACACCATCTGAGAGCCATTGAATAGCCTTGTGGCAGCGCTATGTCCTCATACATTGAGTCGTAACGGCTAAACAAGGTATTTGCAAACAAGTGCATTTCGCCCTGGGAGGGGCTAGGCCAAATAAATAGATTGCCCGAATCAGCGCCTGGGTTAAAGTAAACCGCCTTGGGCCACGGGCCACTTAGCGTCTTTAAACCAATCATTTGATAACTGTGCAGTTCCAAAACCGACATTGGGTAATCAAGTCCACCGCCTGTAATCGGCTGACCGTTAGATGTGGTGTTAACCCTGACAAACGCAGAATCAATGTTTAGTGGCTTTTGGTAGTAAGCGGTGATTGAAGTGGATGCAACGGTTTGATTGATGTTGACTTGGTAAGTGCCTGTTTCATTGATGTTGCCACCCGCACCCGTCAAAAATTGCGTAATCTTTGTTCCCGCTGTGATTCCTGTGCCACTTAAGGTTTGCCCTTGGGCAATAGCGCCTGAAGCTATGGCAGTCACGGTCAGGATATTTCCTGAAATTGAGCCTGTGAAAGACGCACCGATAAAGTTTTGAGTCGATGGGTTAGGGCCAATTGTGTATTGGGTTTGTCCTGAAATGACGGGGCAAATGATTTCTGTGACATTGAAAACCATCATGTTTTCGTTTGACCATTGGTCAATTATGTCGTTCAGCATTTCAAACGCATCAAGCGCTGCGTCAGGAGTCGGGGTTTCACCAGCTTCTAATGCGCCAATGTCTTTTAGCGCTCGGCTAACAATGTCAAAAGGCACAGCCATAGTGTTTCCTTACATTTCCACGGTGAAAGTCTGAGGCTGCCAGGGCGGGGGCGTAAACTGGCTTTTGCTCAGAGAATCTAATTGTTCTTGTAACCTTGATTTTATTACGCAAACGCCATCTCGCATAGTCTCTTTTTCAATCCAACCAACAATCATTTCCTCTGTCACTTGATCAAAGGGTGTAGATAGTTTTGGGCTGTCAAAAGTCCAATAACCCTCTGTCTCAACAGATAGGTCATCTTCCTTTGCAATCACATGATATTTAGCACAGAGAATCAAACCATCTTGGGCTTGTGTTCCTGTGATTGACCATTGGTAGTTCATGGCGACCAAGGAAGTGGTGTGTTAGCGGGGCTAACTGGAGGTGTAATCATTGAGTCAATCTGACCCTGCACACAGGCTTGTGCGCTCGTGATGGCTGACTCAGGAATCCAACCAATGACGATTGCTTCTGTAAGACTTGAATAAGGTGTAATTGCACCTTGTTGGTCAGCAGAATTAAATTGTGTATTGCCATCAATGTAGACTGTATGCGTACCATCAACGCCAGTTACACGCCATAGCGCATTGACCACATAGTTAGGGTCAGGCTGTTGCAATGTGTACATTGCTGTGATTGTGGTTGTGAAAGTTGTCATGTCAGTCCTTATGGATGTGATGCTTTGTAAGCGTCAAATTCTGCTTTGAGTTCTTGAATTGCCTTGACTAAATATGGGACTAAGTTTGGCTGAATACCCATAACTTCATCATCGACCCACTCTTTTTCAGCTTCATTAGGTGCATGATAAATAATTTGGTCTGGCAAAATTTGTTGGAATTCTTGAGCAATAAAACCAACTTCATGCTTGTCGTTTTCTTTGTAATCAAATTCAACAGGGCGCAAAGCAGTAATAACACTCAAACCATTGGCAACATCTACAACATTCTTTTTAATGCGTTGATCGGAAGTAGTTGACCAAGAAGCAGAATTATTACCTTGATAAATACCGCCATAAGTAGAGCCGTTATACGCAACAATAAAGCCTGTGTTTGAGCCTTTACCAGTTGTGTTTGGTGTCCCAATAACTAATTCGTTTGTGTCTGTTGCCGCATTAGGTTGTGCGTTATAACCAAGGAATACGCCATTAGTTCCACTTGTAAGAGTGCCTCCAGCGTAATATCCAAGACCAACACTTCCTTGTCCTGCCCCTGTATTGTTATATAAAGCCTGATAACCTACGGCAACATGATAAGAACCAGAAGTGTTTAAACCAAGAGCATCATTCCCTATGGCAACACACCCAGAAGCAGAAGTAATACTTTTAAGCGAATTATTACCAACAGAAACATTGACACTACCATTTGTTGAGCCACTTACACCATATTGAGAATTTCTACCAATTGCTACATTACCATCACCTAATCCATAATAAAATGCTTGATAACCAATAGTTGTTACAAAATTACCAACTCCAGAACTAGATAAACTATATGCGCTTTGATAACCCAAACAAACATTTCCTGCTGAAGTAACAATGTTATACCCCGCTTGATAACCTACAGCAGTGTTGTTTGATGCTACGGTGTTAGCGGTAAGTGCAGAACGGCCAATAGCAACATTAAATTGCCCACTTGTATTGGCTTGTAGGGATGCCGTGCCAACAGCAGTATTATCTCCACCCGTATTATTTTCAAGTGAAGCATGACCAACCGCAGTATTGTCAGAACCAGAAAGCACTAAATTAAGAGCGTTACGCCCAATAGCGGTGTTTCTTGGCCCTGTTGTAACAGTTTGCAAAGCAAGATAACCAACGGCAGTATTGTTAGCACCAGTCGTATTAGCCGCCAAAGCACTTATTCCTACTGCGGTGTTCTGTAACACAGCACTTGCGCCCTTGCCTACTGTTAGACCATTGACAACAGCGTCAACAGTAAATGTCTGCGTTCCCGCAAAGGTCTGCGCTGCCAATGTTGCAATGGTGCTTGCAACAGCGGGGACGTTTAAGTTAAAAGTCGATGCTGTGTTTGGGCCAACCAAGTTGACTGCCCCGCCTAATGTTGCTTGAAAAACAAGTTGTCCCATGATATTTCCTTACGGTGCAATGATTAGCTGATTGGCGGTTAAAGCGCCTGTGCTTGGGTTGTATTTTAACTTTGTTGACGAAACTGTCTGTGGCAAATTACCCGTTGTATTACTTACAAATGTTGGGTAATAAGTCGCATTTGTCGTTGTGTCGTCTGTGATCGCAGTATTTGTTGCATTTGTTGCGGTTGTTGCACTTGTCGCAGTTGAGGCATTACCCGTCAACGCACCCACAAAAGTAGTGGATGTAACAGAAGTCAAACCCACAAACGTAGTCACAGTCGCACCCAAAGCCACCGCAGTTGAGCCAATCGTGA